ATGTCTGACTCGCTTTCGTGCATCTCACCCGACCTTTTGGCGCATGGCGACGGCGTTGTCATCGTGTTCTCGCTGCTCATGGCCTCTGTCCTCATTGGCGGGCTGTGGGGCGTCCTCAGCTCGTGGCTCGCCTTGCCTTTGGATCGCGCCTATCGCTGGTTCTGCCGGCTACCAGAGTGCAAACCCGGTCGCTGCTGCTGCCGACGCACCTGCATCTGTCTGATTCAGGAGCCGCTGGAATGATCATGACCCCCTCAGAGATCGTGCCGTTCTTCGTCGGCCTCGTAATGCTCTTCTTCGTCGGCTTCTTGCTGCAAAGGCGCAAGAAATGAGCGGCCATTGCAACTTCTGTGGCGAGCCGACCGTCTACTTCTTCGCAGGCGGTCTTTGTGCTGCCTGTACCGGCAAGAACGCCCGCATCAAGCTGGAAGGGATGACGCCTGCGCCGCGCCCTGAGCTTGCCGCGTTCGATGACGCCATCGGCGTGATGCACGCCTCCGCACGCCGTACAGAGATGGCCTCAGAGGCCATGCAGCGCAACAAGCGCGCATCGGGTGCTTCTCTCAAATCGTACCTCGCAGCGGCTCAGATCGCGTTGACCCCGGAGGGCCAGCGCGAAGCGCTGGCCCTTGGGCTTGTCCATTACAAAACAAGTGACACCGCGTCGAAGACCGGTCGTCTCTCAATCGAAATCGATCCGCTACAGCAGCGGGCGCAACGGCTGCGCAAGTCCGTAATCACGAGTGCACGACTCCATGACCAAGAAGCGAAGAAGGGATCGAGGCGGGGCAAGTGGTACATGCTCACGCTCACCTACCGAGACGGAAGCCGTAGCGGCCCTCGTGACGTTAGCGAGCTACTTAAACGCATGCGCGGCCACTTCAATCGAACTGTCGCTCGGCTCCGACGGCTCACGGGTCAAGTGTTCCGTTACCTGTGGGTGGGCGAACTCACCCAGCGCGGATGGCCCCACTACCACCTCCTGATTTGGGTTCCGCAAGGCATGTGGTTTGGCCGCGTCGATCACAGGCAGTGGTGGCCGCACGGATCCAGCAAGTTCGAAGAGGCCCGCAACGCTGTCGGGTATCTCGCAAAGTACGCATCGAAGTTCAGCAGCGTGATGGCTGCTGCATTTCCGAAGGGGTTCCGCACGCACGGTTGCGGCGGGCTCAATGAAGAATCCCGCCGCGAACTGCGGTGGTGGAAAGCGCCCATCTCTGCACGCGAAGCGCTCGGCGGTGAAGCCGACATCCGTAAGTGCCAGGGCGGTTATTTCGACAAGCTCACCGGGGAGTTCTGGTCGTCCCCGTGGCGAGTGACATTCGCATTCGGCCGGACTATCGCTTGGAAGGTAATCCCACTATGAAAGTTGAAATCATCAGCGAGAACATCGCCGTTCGTTCGTTCCCCGCACGCGAAGGCAAGGCCGCAACGGTCTTCCGGGAGCAGAAAGCAGCCATCGTCCGCCCGGGCGACTTCCCGCTGCCGTTCACCGTTGGTCTCGATGAAGACCAGCAGCCCTACAAGATCGGGACCTACGACCTGTGCCCGACCTCCCTGCAGAACAACAAATTCGGCGGTCTGGAGTTCGGTCGCCGCATTCGGCTGCTGACGCCGTCTCCCACGCCCGGCCCGGCGCCGATCAAGCCGCAAGCGTAATTTTCAGGAGTTCCCATGGAAGAGACCGTTCTCACGCTGTACTGCAAACAGGCTGATTTCGATGCCTCGACCGGGCAGTGTGCGTATCCCTTCTATGGACCAGCGCCGATGCTTCTTCCGCCCATCGACGTTGCCGAAGGCCTCGCACTGTCAGCCGCAATCGCTGGCATGTGGGGCGTCGGATACATGATCCGGCAAGCCCGCCGGGTCTCAGGCGGTTAACCACCATCGAGAGAGAGAGTCATGAACAAGAGCACCAATCTGTACTCCAAGGCCCGCAACGTCAGCATCAAGGCAGCAGCGGTCGTCACGACTGCACTGGTTTCCGCTCCGGTGTTTGCCGGCCCGCTGGCGGAGGCCGCTACCGGCGGCATGGATATCGCCGAACTCAGCCTGATCGGCGCTGCCGTTCTCGCCATGTGCGGCGTCGTTGCCCTGATCCGCGCCGGTCGAAAGGCCTCCGGCGGCTAAGGCCAGGTCAACAGTAGGGGCGGGGAGACCCGCCCCTTTTTTTGTTCAGGGGATACGTCATGGCTTACGCCGGTTATTTCGTGATGATTGGGTTTCTGGGGGGGCTATGGCTTGCACTCGATGGTTGATGGCGCATGTCGGTCTGATCGCCATCGCACTGTGCCTGCTTCTTGCCTCCGCGATGGTGCCGAATGTGGCGTTCGCCCAGGTTAAGAACTGCTCCGTAAATACGAGCGGGTGCAGCCTCGCTGAGGCCATGGCCGCGTGCAACGCGTTCGTTCCCGGTGCAGGCAATAACAACGTTTCTGGCGGTGTCACGCGCAAGGTCTGCAATAAGGACGGTGGAGCTACTTCCGGCCGCGTGATCATGCAGTATTGGGGGCGGCAATCTGGCTCGACCGGCGAAGGTGGTCCATACCTTGGCGGAATTTGGTACTGGACCAATAAGTGCTCGGTCGAGCCTTCCTACACCGGCACGGGCCCGTGGTCCTCTGGCGGTGCGGCCAAGAGCGGCAGTCTGGGCTGTCGTAACATGTGCGACGGAATTTGGGGGCGCAATGCCGATAGCTCCATGACGTGGCAGGCCACCGGTGGCCTGTGCCCAGACAATGAGAAGGGCACGTGCGACAACTACGGCAGTGGCTATTACTGGAACGCGATTCTCAACGTGTGCGAACCGCCCGAGGGTAAGTGTGGTGGTCGCCCGCAGAACTCGCTCGGCCAGTGTGCGCCGGAGCCTTGCCCGGAGGGCATGACACTTCAAGCGGATGGCACCTGTAAGAACAAGACCAACGAATGCCCTGCTGGCCAGATCAAGTCACCTGATGGCAAGTGCTTACCCGGCGATGGGCAGTGTGCCCAAGGCGAGGTGCGGGGCAAAGATGGCACTTGTAAGAAGGATAGCGACGGCGACGGCGAACCTGACGAGGGAGAAGAGGGCGGCGAGGGTTCGGACGGTAAGAAGAGAGACGAGTTCTCAGGCGGTGATGATTGCAAGACCCCTCCCACCTGCAGCGGCTCGCCCATCATGTGCGGGCAAGCGCGAATTCAATGGCGTATTGACTGCAACACGCGCAGGAACCGCAACATCGCGGGTGGGACATGCAGTACGCCACCGGTCTGCACAGGCGAGAAATGTGACGCGCTTGAATATACCGGCTTGCTCATGCAGTGGCGCACTGCCTGCGCTACCGAAAAGCTTGCCCAGGGCAACAATGGAAACGCAGGCGCTCAGCCGGAATGGACCAAGGTCGGCGGCATGTCTACCGATCCCGGCGCAGGATCATCACCTGATGATCTGAAGGTTCTGACCACAAAGACCCTCAGCGTCTCTGACCTCGATCAGTCTGGCATCGGCGGTGGAGGTTCATGTATGGGTTTTGCCTCGGGCGGCAGCAATGGCATCACCTCCGGTTTCATGTCGGCCATCTCCACGCCCCCTCCGTTCTTCTGCCAGTACATCGCGCAGATCAAGGCCCTGATCATCACCATTGCTGCGGTCGCCGCGGCTGTCATCCTCGCGCGAGGTGGTAACTAATGCCTCAGATCATTGCGGCCCTCGTGGCCCTTCTTGTCTCGGCCGCACGGCAGTACCTGCCCGGCATCGCTGGCCGAATCCTTCTCGCCCTCGGTATCGGCTTCGTTACCCATGAGATTGCCATGCCGTCGCTCAAATCATTGGTTGAGTCGAAGTTCGGCGCGCTTCCACCTGTCCTGCAGGCCTATTGGGGTGCAACTGGCATTGGCGTGGCCGTGACCATGATCCTTTCTGCATGGATTGCCGGGCGCGCGCAGAAGGCCGTGTTAAGCAAGCTGGGGAGCAAGTAATGGCGCTCTATCTCGTTACCGGCCAGCCAGGACACGGCAAGACTGCATATGCGCTGGACAAGGCGTTCAAGTTCCAAAAGGAGGGGAGGGCGATCTTCGCTCACGGCGTAAAAGACCTCGACTATGCCAAGGCAGGGTGGACGTACGTCGATGACCCGAAGAAGTGGGAGCAGCTACCCGATGGCGCTGTCGTCTTGCTCGATGAGTGCTACACGGTTTTCCCGAATCGGAATCCGGGCGCTGCTGTACCTGCGCACGTGCAGGCTATGGCCACGCACAGGCATCGCGGCTTTGACTTCATCATGATCGCGCAACAGGGGTTGCAGCTTGATCCATTTCTGCGCGGCCTATACGAAGAGCATGTGCATGTCCGACAGACCTCGATCATGCGCAGCAAGACAAAGCTCAAGCGCTGGAACCAGTATCAAACTAACGTCCAGGTCAAGTGCACCGATGTGATTGATTGGGTGCGACCTAAGTACGTCTTTGACTACTACACCAGCACCACGCTCGTCACTACAAAGCGAAGCATGCCGATGTGGATGCGGTGGCTGTTGGTTGCCATCGTCGTAGTTTCAGCTCTCGTACTAGGCATCAAATGGCAGCTACAGAAGAAGATCGAGGACTATTCGGGCCTCCCTGCCGCTCAGCAACCGATGGGCGCTGGACTGCCCGTGACTGCCGCCAGCGAAGCGGGGGCGGGCGCGGGCGGGCCAGTGACCTACGTGTCCACCGCTGAGTACGCCAAAGCTCATTTGCCTCGCATTGGCACAATGCCCTGGACAGCGCCGATCTACGATCAGCGAGCGATCACCACCGATCCGCAGCTGATCTGCATGTCCAGCATGGAAGGTCTTGACGGCCACGGTAAGCGCGCCGAAGCGTCCTGCACGTGCCTGACGGAGCAGGGCACGCGCTACGAGCTTTCGCAGCCTGAGTGCCGCACCCTTGCCCGCAATGGACCGGTGTACAACCCATACAAGACTCAGCGCGATTTTTCAGCTGTGCCAAAGCCGCCTGAGTACGTCGCCGATCCCGTGCCACTGCCATCGCCGGGTATTTCCGGGACCACCGTACCCGCACCGCAGCGATCCATGGGCACGTTCCCCGAGTCACCGCAGAATCGTTACGGCGGCAGCTAGCATGGGTCGTTGGGTACGTCCCGCCAACCACCCTCGATGCGCTGAAGCCTTTTGCCGCTAATGCATCGTTCGCCTGGCCGTAGCGGATTTGGTGCCACGTACACGGGCGTCGTGTCGAACGCTTTCTCCATCGATCGACGGAACGCCCTAGCTTCCGCCTCCGCTTCCCGAGTGAGCTTCGCTACGTCTGCGTCGAACTTCGCCTGTTCGGCCTTCGTCATGGGCCGGGTCAGCTCCGCCGTAATTGCTGCTGCCTGCCTGCGGGCATTCCATTCAATCAAGCCCATGACGATCAGAATGGCGGCCACGACGCCCCCGGCGATGGATCCCCAAGGCGGGCCGCTGGTCTGCCGGTTGGTCTGACGAACCCGGTCGCTGCGGAACTGAAGATCCGTCACGTCCGGTGTGCTGAATGTCGGCTCTTGCCGTTCTCTGTCCATGAATCCCCCTAGATTGCATCCTGCGGGCATTCTAGCCGGGGTGTAGGGGCGGTGCCCCTACGGAGACGCTCTCAGCCAGCAGACCGCCCGAAGTGCCGGTCCCGGAAGTCGCCCAGGTCTACAACGACGACCTTGACCATCTGGCGCTGACCGGCTTTTCGTTGACCGGCTTCGGCCTTGCGTCGGGAGGCAAACCCGGCAACCCTTAGTTCCATCTGGTCCCGCCACGCCAGACCGGCAATACGTTCCGGCGTCATCCGGTCACCGTCAGGGCTGACTAGGTAGTTGCCGCGGATGCTCCAGCCCGCGAAGGGGCCGGTCAGGTACTGGCACATGCATCAATGCTCGCTTTGTCCTTGGAACCACGGAGAGGCAAGAGAGATGCCAGCAGCAGGCGGATCAGGCCCGCGTAGTACCGTCCAACGTTTAACATAATATACATTATGCGAAATGGATGATGGGCCGTCTTTCGCGGGTTTGGCTGTGGATCAGGCCTTGCCTCTCTTCCCAGGAACCCAACAAGGACAAGATCGCAGCACGACCACGTCCACAAGCCTTGAACCATGCAACATGACCTGGTGGTCGCTGACCCGCAACATCGCCCGCGAATGGCGGCTGATGATGCAGGAAGTCCGGCTACGGACGACGCGATAATGGATTCCAGCGTCGTAGACCTGCGCGAGTGCGTCAGAATTCGCCCAGACCGTCTACCGCTCCCGGCAGCGCTGCCCACCGCCTGCATGAGCATGGACTTGCTCCCATCCATTCGGGAGCTTTCGGAACGCTTGACCACCGATACATGCGGTTCCCGAACGCTTGGAGGCGTCTGACCCCAAGGGAGGCAGGTTGATAACGTTGTCCGAAGGACCCGGGCGCCCAGCGCGTTGGGCCTCAGCTGACAGAGCGAGCGCCTCAACGCGTTCGCAATACGCCTTCATGCTCGGATGCGGGTGGTTCGGCCATGTCAATTCTTGGCAGTTGAAGGGCGTGGTGCCCTTTGACATCGAGTTGTAGGCAGGCTTGGGCGCCGTAGGCAAAGGCTTGGGTCTGGGCCCCGATGCAGAGTGCAATTGAGCCTGCGAAGACCAGGCAACTGAAAAAAGCAGCAATCCTGCTGAAATCCTTTTGAGCATGAGCTTCCCCCTATAGCTGGGGGAAGCTTACCGCCTCGGGCGTACCGCTGCTGACCTCCCTGCTCTGCTCGAACATCAGGCGCACGCGCAGTGTCGACTCGCGCGGCGCCTGTGCTGGAGTCAAGCCGACGCCGCAGCCGCAATCTTGATCGACTTGACGTTCACAAACTCTTTCAGACCTTCCGGACCGTGCTCGCGACCATAGCCTGACGCCTTCACGCCACCGAACGGAAGCGTTGGCGATGCCACGTCGAAGGTGTTGATGAAGATCATGCCGGTGTCGAAGTACTTGCTGGCCAGCTCCCGGGCGCGCTGCACGTCACGGCTGAAGATGCCCCCGCCCAGGCCATAGCGGCTGTCGTTGGCGATGCGCATGGCATCCTCATCGTCCTCGGCGCGGATGATGGCCGCTGCAGGACCGAACAGTTCATCTTCGTAGGCCACCTGCCCCGGCGCCACATCCGCCAGCACCGTGGCCGGGTAGAACCAGCCGGTGCGGTCCGGCACTTCACCGCCCACCAGAAGACGGGCCCCTTGCGAGACGCTCTTGGTCACCTGTTCGTGCAGCTTGTCGCGCTGCGCCTTGGAGACCATGGGGCCGAGCTGGGTGTCGTCGGCATTCGGGTCGCCCATCCGGATCGCTTCGAACGCCTTTGCATAGCCGCTGACGAAGGCGTCGTAGTTCTTCTTTGTCACGATGAAGCGCTTGGCATTGACGCAGGTCTGGCCGTTGTTGAACAGGCGCCCCTTGACGCAGGTCGCCACCGCCAGATCCAGGTCGGCATCGTCCAGCACCAGATA